ACTTACATCTTTATCTGCAACAACTAGACAACCTGAAGTATCGGGTCAATCAATTCCCTTTACTATATTAAATGATAATATAATCTCTCTCGAAACACCTCCTCTCACTGCTAGCGGTAGCATACGCTTTATACCTTATAATAGAGCCGGTTATTCATTTAGTGATAATACACTTCATACCCAGACATTTAGTGCTAACTCAACCTTTATGCGTGTAGTATGGCCATCTTTCTGGACTTTTGATGCACCTACTGGAAATGAAAAGATAGAAGTTATAGCTACATTTACCGGAGCAGTTTCTATTAATTGGAGTGATGATGATACCGATATATTAGTATCATCATCAGCTAAAAATCACACATATTAGAATGGTTTATAGCAGAATAACTATTAAATATTAATTATACCATGGCCGACCAACCAAAAAAATCTATTTTTAAATCAGATATCTTTAAAAGTATCACTAACAAACTACCGTACCAAACTCCGAACGTCGATGAGATAATGGGCGATTTGAATCCTAAGTATGAGGTTTTTCAAGATACCGGTATAAAGAGAACTGAAGCTTTAGCTAATCAATCTATTCTATATAAGAATGATTATAATAGCGTGGCACATGGTGAATTCGGTACAGAGTCGCAATATGCAGAGTTAGTTTACGCTAATATCGAAGAGAATAAAGGAGGTCGTTTACGCGATTATAGAGTTATGGCTTCGTTTGCTGAAATTTCAGATGCGTTGGATGAGATATGCGATGAATGTATTAATAAGGACGAAAATGGTAATGTTGTTAACTTGACATTTCGTAATACAGAGTTAGACGGAGATGACCAAGTAAAGATTCAGGAGGAATTTGAAAAGTATATTGATTATTTTAATCTTGAAAAAAGAGGGTTTGAATATTTTAGACAATTACTCGTTGAAGGTGAAGTATTTTTTGAGCATATTATCCATAAAAATTATACTGATGATGGTATCTTAGGTGTGGTTCATCTACCGACTGATCTAGTAGATGCTGTATATGATAATATTCAGAATATGCTTATAAAAGGATTCATCCTACGTAAGCCTGTTTTTGATCTTAAGAATCCTACTAAGTTAGAGAAGATGGAGCTCATCCCGATGGATGATAATCAAATTACATACATCAACTCAGGTATATGGAATCAAGATAAGACATTTAGATTACCATTTATTGAGAATGCTAGAAGAGCATATCGCCAATTATCATTAGTCGAAGATAGTATTGTTATATACCGCCTTGTAAGAGCTCCAGAACGTTTAGTTTTTAATGTCGATGTTGGTACTATGGCACCGCCTAAAGCTGAAGCGTATCTTAGAAAGTTAATGCAGCAGTACTGGTCAAAGAAAACATTTGATAGCAATCAAGAAGGCGCTGTACAGAAGTTTAACCCTCAGTCTATGCTTGATAGCTTCTGGTTTGCAAAGAGACAGGGATCGGAAGGCACTAGCGTGACGCAGCTAGCTGGTGGGGCTAATCTTGGCGAGTTAGCTGATTTAATGTATTTTGTTAATAAGCTTTATAAAGCTCTAAAAGTACCTACAAATCGATTAAATGCTGATGCTACATTTAGTGACGGTAACGAGATACTACGTGATGAGCTTAAATTCGCTAAATTCATTATTAGAATGCAGCAGCAATTTGCTAGCGGTCTTAAGAATGGTTTTGTTACTCATTTAGATTTATGCGGATTAAAAGAGAAGTATAATATAAAACCGCAGAACCTACACCTAAACTTTAATGTACCTACAAACTTCTACGAGCTAAGAGAGAGTCAGAAGCTCGAGCTTAAAGCTACTAATTATAATAATCTAGTTAGTAATGAGTTTATATCAGCTACTTACGGTCAGAAGAAATATTTAGGCTGGAATGATTTAGAGATAAAAGCTAATAGAGAGATGCTACGTAAGGATGCAGAATTCCAATGGGAATTACAGCAAATACAGGGGGCTGGCCCGAGCTGGAAAGACGGTATACAGCCAGGTGGCGGTACTGAAGCTGGTATTGAAGGTGGCGCGCCTGCAGGTACTCCACCTGAATTCGGTGGAGCTGCTCCAGAGACCGCGGAAGTCGAACCAGGTGAAGAAGCTGGTGGTGAAGAATCTGCGCCGGCAGAGCCAGCTGTATAATCTAATCTTTCCAGATTAGTACTAAACTACCGTAATTGAGAATCTCAATTAACTCTCCAGATGTTGGATTCATTGTAGTATTTAAAAAATCTTCAAAATAAGTTGTAGACATTGCACCTGTTACTGTAGGTACAACTGTTGCATGATATGTAGGTGCTGACATATAATTATTTATTAAAGCTGGTTAACTATATATAATATATAAAAGCAATTAAATAATTATAATGGCTAAGTGTGATATAACTCCAATCTCTGCATTTCAGAGTACAAACTTAAATAGTAAGATTGATAACTTTAATCGCTTAAGTGATAGAGTCTTACGTTCTCTAGGTTATCCGTTTGTTAATGTCGAGATCCATCGTGACACGTTATACGAGAATATCAGTATAGCATGTGAGATGTTCGCTAAGTTTGCCGGGTATACACAAGAGTATTTAATTTTCGATAGTGACTTATATATTAAAAATCAGGGCATTCGATTAGATCATCTTTTCTCTCTACAGGGCTCAGATACTCTAGCGGAACAAATTGAATTTAAAAACAAAAGTAAAGACTTTTCTAACTACAATAAGGCGAGCGAATCTTTATATATTGCTACTAGCGCTATCCCCGGTACGTATTTCTCTACTATATCGTCTGTATCGGCTTCGCTTGAGGGCGGTACATTTGTCAATCAGATATTTTCACAAGACGTATATGATGTTATAACTGACTCTACTAGCCCTACTCTATCCGGGTTAACTAGCTTCTTTACCCCTAGTCAGAAGCAGAATTTTACTGTTGAAGGTACTGTGACAGGTAAGAGGGAAGAGTTCATGAATAGCTTTGACTATGATACGATGGATTATAGAAAAGTTATTGCCGTGCAAGATTTTGAAGAAGGCTCTTCTACCGGCATTAATCAACTCTTTTCTATCGAACAGAGTCTAGCTCAGCAAACATATTTTAGTTACGCTATGGGTAACTACGGGTTTGACTTAATTAGCTGGTACGTTCTAAAAGATTGGATGGAGATGAGAGAGAAGCTATTAGCGCAAAAACGTAGCTATACTTTCGATGATAGAACACAAATGTTAAGAATGTATCCACAACCTCGTTCTGGTAGTGGTTCGTCACAAAGATTTTACGGTGTTGTAAGCTGTTATGTTGAGAGACCTATACGAGATATCATTAAAGAACAATGGGTATATCAATATACATTAGCGCTAACTAAAATGGCTGTTGCTAATATTAGAGGTAAATACGGTAACGTTACTCTTTTTGGAGGTGGTAGTTTAAATGCTAATGATTTGATGACGCAAGGTTTAAGTGAGAAAGCTGAGCTCGAAACATCGCTATATGAAGGCGCGCCTGGGTTCGGCGATGCAGCACCTCCAATGTTTTTTGTCGGGTAGATGAGCCAGGAAATCGGTTATAACTATCTTAATACCTCCTTCACCGGGACGAGCGCCGCGTACTTATCAGGTATAGGCGAACCTCTGTATAATATACATAAGATTATATCAGCAAATGATGTCGGTGTTGCGATGACTACCAGAGACGGTGAACTTATTTAGCAGCAAATACTTCAATTAGCTTTTGAATAACACCACTAACATCATTAATATCTATAAGCTCCTCTGAAGAAGATTTTTTGGTCGACTTTTTAGTAGATGTAGGCTCTGACCCATAATCACCGTATACGTCATCTTCATCATCGTTAATGGATAAATCTAACTCTTCGACTGGCTCTTCCTTTATATCAAACGTCTGTATAATGCAGCCTATATCAGCTAGTATAATGCTTAACAGCTGACTAGTGAACTTATCTTCTTTACTTCTACCTACAAAATCAATAATTTCACTCTGTGTAAATTTACCTTTTAATTCTTTAATAGCATCTGTATAGCTACCATAACAAAGATGTACTAGATATTGAACAGTAATTTCCGCAGAGTCTTTTATCAAATAATACGCACCTTTCTTATTAATAGTTACTCCGGTATCAGGTTTTTCGCAAGCAATTTTAGCTGGTCTCATTAATTTACTCTGCCTAATCTTACTATTGCTTATAATTTTTCCTTCAAATGTCATAACTATATTTATAACGTATGAAGAAAGATAAAAGGTTTAGGCAAGGAATATTCAACCCAAAAAATAAAGACAAATATATTGGTAGCGGTGACCCTATCTACAGATCTGGCTGGGAATTAAAATTTTTTAGATGGGCCGATCTGAATGAAAAAATACTTGCTTGGGGTAGCGAGAATATAATTATACCTTATACAAGCCCTATCGATAATAGAGTACATCGATATTTTGTCGATAACTTTATTGTATTCCTGGATAAGAACGGCAATAAGAAAAAATTCTTAATTGAAATAAAGCCGAGTAAGCAGGTAGCTAGACCGGTCGAATCAAAGAGAAAGAAAAGGACAACTATTATATACGAGCAAAAAACATGGGTTGTTAATCAAGCTAAATGGGATGCTGCAAGGAGATGGTCGCAAAAAAAGAACTGCGAGTTTATTATTTTAACAGAAAAGGAACTAGGAATATAGTAAACTGTAGGAAAATCATTGCTTATGGTATAAATAATATTACATGAGTTTAAATCTTATAGTTGAAACCCCGGCTCCAAAAGAGGAGTTTGAATACATCGTCGAAGAAGGTAAAAATTCTAAAGACTTCTTTATTAAAGGCCCGTACATGATGGCTGAAGGTGTTAATCGTAACAAGAGAATCTACCCTCTTGAGGAGATGGAAAAGGAAGTTAAACGATATCAAGCTGATATGGTACAGACTGGCCGTGCGATGGGCGAATTAAATCACCCTACTACAGCTGATGTGGATCTTGAAAGGGCATGTCATTTAGTAACGGAGGTATCTCAGGAAGGTAATGTTTTCTACGGTAAGAGTAAAGTTCTTTCAACTCCTACAGGCATGATCGTGAGAGCTCTTATAAATGATGGTGTAAGAGTTGGAATGAGTTCAAGGGCACTTGGGCAGCTTATACCTGAATCAGGTCAAGAAGGTGTTAGCCGCGTACAGGATTTTAAGCTAGTCGCAATCGACTGTGTAGCGGATCCTTCATTTCCAAAAGCTTTTGTTAACGGTATTTTAGAGAGTAAGCAATATGTAGTTAACAAGTATGGTCAGTTTGAAGAGGCGTATGATAATTTTGAAAAGACAATTTCAACTATGCCTCTAAAAAATAAAGATGAATTTTTACGCGAGCATATGTTGCAATTCATTAATTCTCTATAAATAATAATTACATGAGCAAAGAAGTTAAGACAACTATTAAGAAATTTATCAATAAAGTTATTGAAAAAGATTATAAAACTGCGCATGAAAATTTATCTAATGCAATTAACGGTAAAATTAAGCAGCAGATCATAAATAATAATATAGACCTTTTCTAATCATGAATATTTCAAAAATACTAAAAGAAGCAACAAACGGAGCGATCGACGAAGCTGTATTAAATCAGATTGAAACAGCTTTCGAAGAGCGTTTAGCTGAGAAGACACAAATTCACGTCGACAAAGCATTGTTCGAACAAGACGAATTATATACTTCAAAACTAGAGAAGCTTTTAGAAGCTATCGATGTTGATCATTCTAAGAAGCTCAACAAAGTTGTTGAAGCTATTGAGAGTGACAGAACAGCAAAACTTAAAGCTGTTGTATCAAAGTATGAAAAGGTATTAACCGAAGATGCTAATACATTCAAAGAAGAGTTAGTTGAGTCAATCTCAACATACCTCGATCAATTTTTAGAAGAATCGATTCCTGCTGCTGATATTCAAGAAGCAGTAAAAAATAAAAAGGCAATTAAAGTCCTCGAAGGAATTCGTACCGATTTAGCCGTAGACAGCGCTCTTCAGAAAGAGAGCATTAAAGATGCTGTTATTGACGGTCATAAACAAATTAATGAAGCTACTTCAAAGCTTGAGTCTGCACTTCACGAGAAGGGTGTTATTGAAGAAGAACTTATGACAATTAAGTCAAATCTTCTTATTGAACAGAAAACATCTAAACTCGATGAGAGAAGCGCAAGGTATGTAAAGAAAGTATTAGCAGGTAAGAGCCCAGAGTTCATTGCTGAGAATTTCGATTATACATTGAAGCTTTTTAATAAGAAAGAAGAGAGCAGACTTGAGAGCTTAAAAGAAGAAGCTCTGAAAGATACAGTAAAGGTAGATAGAGTGATTGCTGAGAAGGTTGAAAAGCCAGCAGCTGCACCATCTAGCCCATATCTTTCAGAACTATCCAAATATTAATTTTTAATAAATTTAATGTTTAGGCTTTCCTGAGTTACCTGGATAAATCAAATTGATTTACCCTTGGGGTCGAACAAAATAATAAAGGAAAATATAAAAACTATGAATACAATTAAACCCTCACAGGCTTATATCGATGAATCAAGAGCAGCAGCTCTTCTTGAAAAGTGGGCTCCAGTTCTGGACTACACTTCAAAGAGCGTTGCAGCAATTGAAGACTCTCACACTCGCTTAAATACAGCTATGCTACTTGAAAATCAAGAGGCATGGTGTATCGAAGAAGCTGGTCCAGGCTACACTCCAACCAACGCTAATGCGGCTGGTAACGGTGGTGCAGTTGGTGACAACTTCCAAACAAATGGCCGTTTTGCAACTGGTACTCCAGGTACAGACAGCTACGCACAAGGTGATTACCGTCTTCCAAAGATCTTGATCCCAATGATTAGACGTACTTTTCCCGAGTTAATTACAAATGAAATCGTTGGTGTACAACCAATGGCAGGTCCAGTTGGTCTTGCTTTTGCTCTTCGTTACCGTTACACAGGGGAAACTCTTGGTGAAGGTATCGATGGTAAAACAGGCGCTGGTAACACTCCAGGTGGTCAAGCTGGTATTCTTGCTGGCGCAGCCGGTCAAGAAGCTGGTTATAACTACTTGAATACTGCTTACACTGGTACATCAGCAGACTACCTCTCAGGTACTGGTTCATCTGACTACGGAGTTGACAAGCTCATCTCTGAAGCAGACGCTGGTGTTGCTGCTATCCTTGCGAATTTCGAAGTTACAGGTAATATTCCTTCCTTCGAAGTATCGTTCGAGAAAACAGCAGTTGAAGCTGGAACACGTCGCTTAGGCGCACGTTGGTCAGTAGAACTTGAGCAGGACCTTAAGAACATGAATGGTATCGATATCGATACTGAATTGACAAACGCTATGTCGTATGAAATTCAGGCTGAGATCGACCGTGAAATGCTTGTTAGAATGATTCAGGTCTCCCTCAATGCAGGTCAAGGCGCTGGTTATTCTATCTGGGCTCCTCAGTCAGCTGATGGTCGTTGGTTAGTCGAACGTAATCGTGATTTCTACCAAAGATTAATCATCGAAGCAAATCGCATCGCTGTTCGTAATCGTCGTGGTGCTGCAAACTTTGTTGTTGCAACTCCTCGCGTTTGCGCTATCCTTGAAATGCTCCCTGAATTCCAGTGGGTACCTGTTCAAGGCAATGTTAACACACAGCCTGTTGGTGTAGCTAAGATCGGTAATCTTGGTGGTCGCTTTAATGTATATCGTGACACTAGAACAGAAGGTAACAATGTAAATGATGCAGCTCGTCCTGAGTACGCGCTTCTCGGATACAAGGGACCAGAATTCTATGACACTGGTATCATCTATTGCCCATACATTCCGGTTATGGTTCAACGCACAATTGGTCCTAATGACTTCGCTCCACGCGTAGGCTTGCTTACACGTTATGGCGTTGTTGATAATATCTTTGGTGCTAACCTCTACTATCACACGATTCTTGTAACTGGACTCGGACAAGCATTCACTCCTGCTTCGCAGAGCGTATACTTTTAATCCTTGATCATATAAGATCTACAAACTTAAAGGGCTATTACTTTCGTAATAGCCCTTTTTTTGTTTACTGCTTGCTTGTTTTAATATGAACCATATCTGGATCAATTAAATCAGCTGCATACTCGTCAATTAGAGCCTGGCTTGACGCTCTTACCGGGTTAATATCAATCCCGCCACGTCGGGCATATAAGCACATCACTAGCAATTCACTTGGATCGAATGCGTCTTGCAATCGCTTATAGAAACATTCACAGATCTCTTCATGGAAGTGACATTCATCTCTAAACGATACTACATACTTTAAGATACTATGAGCATCGATAGCGTTCTTAGACTTGATATGAATGAAGACATCGCCCCAATCTGGCTGAGAAGTAACGCGGCAATTACTCTTAAGTAAACCGGAGTAGAACTTCTGTTCTAAATCTCTATCACGAGCTACTGCTTCGAGAAGACCAGGTGTTTCTGTATACGTATCAAATGTAGTTTCACTTGTATCGAGTAAATCGATATTCTGATAACTATCAATATCCCAAGCCGATGCAGGGCTATGAAACTTATTATTTACACGTACGCCTGCTTGGAACGACACAGCTACATCTGTCTCAAGTAGGTTGCTTAAATCTCTTGAAGTGATTTCTTCAAAGTTTTCTACAGCCTCATCGTTATCAGTACCCATTTTAGTCATATTAAACGAGTTAAAGTATAGCTTAATACTCTTACTCTCAACAATATACTTACTACTACATGGATATACACATTTTACAATGCCTGTAACCGGTTGACCATTCTTCAAAAGGAATGAACATTCATATGCATTCCATGTATCTGACCCTACAAACGGTAAATCGTCTTCGAAAATATTAAGATATTCTCTATTACTACTCCGTGGTTCTTTAACTAATAAACCAGCATCATACGTACTCTTATACTGAGACGTCTGACCCAAGTGTTTACTAATATTACTATTATCTAATTTACTATTTCCCATAATTATCAATTGTATTATATATTACTTCTAACCTCTCTTCAACAGTACCCTTTAATCTTACTACATCAATACCGTAATGATCGATAGCAGTTTCAAATAAGTTAATGATCGTATCTCTGAACGACATGTTATTGCTTCTTTCACCGTCATCAACTAACGGGATATCCGGTTCCGTATAGAATATTACATCTACCTTATGCACCAGTTTCTTAAAGAGATACTCGCAGTATAACATAGTCTCGGGATCAGTCTTTTCATTATGATACTGATATGTTGTATATACTAATCCATCTAGAATACATCTATCCATAACTGCATTACTACCTCGTGTCTTTAGATAATTCTCTAAATGAGCATTAAGAATAGCTAATTGAGTCATTCCGTCACCTTTTTCGTTAATATCTAACTTATACTTTCTCTTTACTAAACGCGTAACTTCCGGTATAAATTTAAAATCTTCAAATCTCTTATCTTGTTTAATAGCCTTTAACAGAGTAGTCTTACCTGTACTCTGCGCTCCCGTGAAACTAATAACCATATCCAATTATCTCCTTAAATTGTTCTGTATTGTATAAAATATCTTCTTTCTGACTATCTGTTACGTCATGATCAATTAGATCAGCTAGCATAATAGACGGCTTTTCTTGAAGTCCTAGATCACCATTATAACGAAGTTCCTTGATACCCGCTACAACTGGATTCGAAGTATCAACAGATCTAATTGACCTATCACCGACATAATGTTTAAATTCCTTAGCTAAGGAACATCCGAGTAAGTGATGAGGCTTGTTCTTATTCCAGACACCATCTGACTTAAGCTGCTCAATCAATCTACGGCGACCATCACACCATCTCGCGAGCTTAGTTTTACCGCGACCGGTAACAAGATAATAACTGAAGTCAAAACTAATAGCGATATAATCCGCAAAGTCTGACATATACCGATAGCAATCAACAATTTCATCATACGTCTTACCTTGCACAGCTCCAATTTTTAACCCGGGTAGGTCAGGATATTTAGTTGTAAAGCTTTGAAAACTCTCCATAGTAGCGTAACCATCTTCAAGTACATCAGGTACAATATAAAAGCTTGGCTTTAATTCTCTTGCATACGTAGCAAACTTATCCGGATCGAACGCTTCTCCTAATTCAAAAATACTATTATCGAGTAGTACCTGCCTACCCATTTTAATTGAATTTTTAAAGAAATTATAATATTCAGGGTGTGTTTCGAATAAATGAACTAACGCGTAATCGTAATCATTATATGACTTAGACTCTTCTAGGAATGAGATCGGACTTTCATGTGATATATACATACGTATATTATAACCTATAAAACAGGTATTTCAAGTTAAATATATGTATGGCATGTAAAAGTTTCAACATCGATCAGTTGACAGGTAAATTAAAAGAAGTTAACCCGGTTAATTTTGATGATATATCTAATAAGGTTAAAAACTTTCAAATTGATACGACTTTTGATAACGCATTGCCTGATATCAATAGTAAGGTATCTAATGCTATTGAAAATTTTAAAAATATATCAACTGGTTCGTTACCGACCTTAAATATACCAGATTTAGATCCTGCAGCTTTTTTTGAAAAGATTGACAATAAGGTAGATGCTGCACTAACATCATTAAAAGATGTTAGAAGTAAACTTAATATAGAAAACTTAAAAGGTCAGTTAAATCTAGACTCTCAATTAGACTGTATTAATGCAGATACTATATCTACAGAGGAAGTTGCGATTACTCAGAGCGGTATATTCGAGAATATTAAAGGCAGTGTTGGTTCGATTTCAAATAACCAGTTAAGAGATTTTAATTTAGATCCGAGTAATCAGATAGCAGCTGTAAATAATATGACAGTAGATACTATTACTAAAGCAAAAGAAGCTGCAGCTAAGGGGGTAACAAACGCGAAGCAAGCATCTAATCAGAAAATTAGCTTAGATAAAATAAAAGTTCTATAGACTATTAGATTTTAGATCTTTTAACTTCGAAGTTAAGCGGTAAATATATACATACAATGAAGAAATATTACGGTAATTATATAGGAGTTGTTATTCAAAATAACGACCCAGAACAATCAGGTAAGGTGAAGGTTTTCGTACCGCATATTTCATCGACTATATATAATGATTGGGTTAAGAGCACGGATAATAAGAGTATTAAATTTATAGGTAATAACATAGATGAAGATATTACCGGTATTATCGACGACCTGAAGAAAATAACTCCATGGGCAGAGTGTGCCGCGCCGTTAGTCGGTGAAAGCTCTAGCGGTAGATTTAATAACTACAACATGGCCGGGAGTGTATCAGATAGTAATTTTTATTCAACAACTATTAATTCAACGGCATCAGGTGATATCGGGCAAGCTCCGAGTAATTTATTTGACTCCGATGTAACATTAAATGATGCATTTACAGATGCAGCTGATAATATAAATCGACCTAACCCTTTATCATTCGAATATAAACCAAACGCTCATTCAAATCAAGCAAAGGGAGCATTTTGTATACCGTCAGTAGGATCACATATATGGGTATTCTTCAGAGAGGGTAATCCGCAGTTTCCTGTCTATTTTGCTGCTAGTTTTGGTCAATCAGACTGGAAGGGTATATACGAATCAACCGAAACACCTGGTGTTGATTACCCAGGTACATACGAAAATAAGAGTGCTGGTATTACAGATTATAATGATAACGTAGAAGCATATAGAAATAAGTATGTTATTAATCAAAAAGGAGGGTCGTTAGAGTTTATAAATAGTGATTTAAATGAAAAGGTAAGATTAACACATTATTCCGGCTCATTCAAAGAAATGAATAACCAGTCAACTGTTGAGCTAGCTAGTAAGAATAGTCAAAAACTTACACTTAACGATTCATATGAGACAGTGCGAGGTTTTAAGAATGAATATACTGGTAAGAATTTAGATGAAATTGTTTATAGAGACAAATATAAAAAGGTAGGTTCGCTGAACACGGAATATTTTGAGAAGTGGAAAGACCTGGTAGGTGGTATACAGGAATTTAAACAGTTGTTCGAGATAAAGAGAACTAACGATAATAGTGTTAAAAATGACGATGGTGTAACTGTCTTAAAGAGAAATAGTCTTTTACAGGAAAGATCCGGTGATTTTACAACATACCCCGTCACAGATGGTAGTATACAATATGGGGCGTTAACTAATACGAATAGCTTACCGTCTTACTCTATGGTAGCTAATTCGACAGGTGATGGTCCACAAGACTGGACAGATAGTCAAAAGGCAGGCCCTATTAATTCAAATCCATCTGCTGCCAGTTGGCCTGTAGAGAGTGGACGTGAATGGGGCCCGGGCGGTACCGGTAAGAGTATATCAACTCAAGATGGTACATGGGATATTGAAGAAAATAAAGATAAGCTAAAGGAAATTATTGAAGCTAGCTTGCCAGAACTTACTGAGATAGAAAACGAGCTTGGAGTCGGTGGCAGTGAAGTTATCCAAATAACTAAACATAAAATGGAAACTATCGGAATGCTAATGAACGATTTCGGAAGTATTCGTTTGGATAACATCGGTAAGTTAGTTAATAACGAGGTTCTAGTAGATTCAAACGCGGTTTATATGAATAAATCTGATAGTCCGTTAGTAGAGTACGTACATGTACAAGACTTACCGGGTGGCGATTATACATTAAATGTATGTAACAGATTCAATGTCATGGTTGGAGCTGGTGGATTAAACCTTAAATCATACGGGGCTACTAATATAACTGGTACTATTACAAATATGGTAGGAGAGCAGGTTAATATAGCTTCTGAGAATGAAGTTAATATTGACGCAGGTACTATTAATATTAGTGCAGATATACTCAGACTAAGAAACAAGAGACAGCGACAAATATTAATCGAGAATAGTCTTGGCGTTAACAACAATGTCATTATCGGTGGAGGTCTGCATGTGGAAGGAGAAACTTATTTACAGCACGTAACAGCGCCAGTCGAGTATCAGAAGACGGAGCCGACGATAGCATATAGTAAACCGACGAGTGCGAGAATTGGAACTGTCACGGTAACCGGTGGTTCCTCAGCAGGTACCTATGCAGTATACGGGACTAATGCCGCGGAGAATAGTATTGCCGGGTATGAACATTCCCATGTATTCCCGAATTTACCATTGACGTTATTAGCATCTAATCAAGCTGTTAGATCTGCTGCTTCAGAACTCAATAATGGTGGTGTTAGGTCAGATGCTGACCCACAACACAATGAAGGTAAAGGCTAAAAAACATAACTTTTACCTGTATTTTATTACCCGACAGGTCATTATATAATAAATAGTATTATAGCATGCTTATAATTAAAGCAGATATCTTGACGATGAAAAATCAACAACAATTAACCCTTAACCTCTCCTTATATAACAAATGAATGCTACTGAAAAAACGCGTTTAGATAGAATTGAGGAGAAGATCGATAAGATGGCAGATGCCATCGTTGCTTTGGCTCGAGCCGAAGAAAAGATATCTAATCTCGATGAAACAACTCGAATTATCTTAAAGCGAATGGTTGCTCAAGAAGAGCGATTAAGGCATGTTGAGCAGCAACAAGCAGATGCTGAAGGAACACTAAAGACAATCAAATCCATTGCTTGGACATTTGTATCGGCAATTATCACCGCTCTCGGTGGCGCTATTATATGGATGTTAGGGTTTCCAGGTAATGAGTAAACAGGTAAAGCCCTCGTACTATTTAGCTCGATTAACTAGCCATTCACGTCTGTAGTTTTTATTCCACAAAAAAACCGCTTTACATCTTCCAATATCGCGGCCAGCTTTTTCTGATTCTATCCATTTCAATTTATCAATTTCCTGTTGCTCTTGCTTGAGGAATTGATAGTAGCTTGAATTCTGAAAATCACCTGTAGCCATTATATCAGTATTTAATCTGCATCGGTACATAAAATATACTATTATCATAATTAAGCTGCAAATACTACCTAAAGTATAATTTGTTAATAATACAGCATTAAACCCTATTGTACAAACAGTATATATACTAGCACAGAGATATCCAATAAGAGATAGAACAAATAACGAAATACTTATATCTTGCACTTTTTTTGTTTTTATAGATTTTACTATTTGCGGTACATAACAAATAGCAAAACA